ATTTATCTGCTTCTGAAAAAACAGCAACTAACAGAGCTAAAGCTAAAGGTAATAAAAAAGGTAAACAGTTTGTTAAGCAGCCTAAAGCTATAGCAAAGAAAACCAAAAGGTTTAGATAATGAACTACTTAGATTTAGTTAATGACGTACTAATAAGACTTAGAGAAGACGAGGTAACTGCTACAACAGATACTCCGTACTCTAAGTTAATTAGTAAGTTTGTTAACGATGCTAAAAGAACAGTAGAAGATGCGTATCAGTGGAATGCTTTGTCTGAAACGTTGACGGTTACTACTGCTAATGATTTGTTTAACTATGTTATGACAGGATCAGGACAACGATTTAAAGTCATTGATGTTATTAATAGTGAGGACAATTTTTTCTTAGAGTATATGCCTTTTAGCCAGATGAATAATTTGTTTCTTAATCAGTCACCACAAAAAGGCTCTCCATACTACTATAACTTTAATGGTGTTGATGCTAATGGAGACACACAAGTAGATATCTTTCCTATTCCTGACGGGGTTTACAATGTATTTTTTAACATATTTAAACCACAAGAACCTCTAAGTGCTGGAGCAGATGTACTTAAAGTTCCTTCAGAGCCTGTACTTAAATATGCTTATGCAATGGCTGTAGCAGAGCGTGGTGAAGATGGTGGACTAGCTGCACAAGAAGCTACTGCACTAGCTGATCTATCTTTAGCAGATCATATAGCTATTGAGAACGGCAGATACAGTGACGAATACGTCTGGCATCAAGTCTAATGGCTGGTCGATTACAATCATCAACAATATCAGCACCAGGCTTTTTAGGTGTTAATACACAAGAAAGCAGTGTTGATCTTGCATCAGGCTATGCACTAGAAGCATACAACTGTGTCATAGATAAGTTTGGTCGTATTGGTGCTAGACGAGGTTGGCAGAAAGTAAACAGTTCTACTAACTCTGATTTATTAACAAACGACATTGAGTTTATTTATAACATACCTGAGACAGATGTAACGCTATGCGCAGGTAATAATTTAATACTATCCAAAGCTAGTGGTGCAAGTACATTAGTTACTGAAGTAAACACAACAGTAGCTGATGCAGCAGGAACAGGTACAACAGCATACAGCATCACAGGTAATGACTGGATGGGTGCTAGTATTGTGTTTGGTGAAGGACCGGATATTAGTCCTCATGCTTACTTAGCACAGGCAGGACACTTACCGTTAGTCTATCACAAACTAGGAGCTAGTCATGCACACACAGGTGCTTATGGTTTTAACTTACTTAGCGATGCTGGTTCAGTACCTACCACCTACGCTTCTGCTAGTGATTTTAAGCCTAATGTAGTTATAGGCGCATATGGTAGAACATGGTGGGCAGACATTGTTAATGATGAACAAACACTATATTTCAGTGCGTTACTAGACGGTACTAACCTAGCAACAGGTGACTCAGGTTACTTGTCATTGATTGATGTGTTTCCTAACGGAGACGAGATAGTAGGACTAGCAGCACACAACGGTTTCTTAATTATATTTGGTAGAAGAAACATTGCTATTTACGCTAACCCTATTGATGTTACTCGATTAGAGTTAGTAGATCTAGTAGCTAACGTAGGGTGTATTGCTAGAGATAGCATTGTCAACACAGGTACGGATGTTATGTTCTTGTCTGACACAGGTGTAAGAAGTATTGCTCGTGTTATTCAAGAAAAGTCAGCACCAATTAATGACATATCATTTAATGTTAGAGATGACTTAGTTGCATATGTAGAATCAGAATCTAATAAAGAAAAGATTAAAGCAGCTTACTATCCTAAAGATGCTTTTTATATTTTAACACTACCAACATCTAAGTATGTATTTTGTTTTGATCTGCGAGGTAGACTACAGAATGGTGCAGCAAGGGTTACTATCTGGGATAGCATTGAACCCACCGCCTTACATGTCACTTATACAGGCGATCTTCTTCTAGGTAAAGAAGGTTACTTAGGTAAATACTTTGGGTTCTTAGATGATGCGAATACTTATAGACTACGTTACTACACTAATTACTTTGACTTAGGTAGCCCAACAACTATAAAGTTTTTAAAGAAAGGTAACTTTGTAGTAGTAGGTGGTGTTGGTCAGGACGTAGCGTTAAAGTATGGATTTGATTATATTAACTCATATCGATCAATAACCAAGCAACTACAAACTGGTTCTGTTTATGAGTACAACATTGGTGAGTACGCTATTGCAGAGTTTTCTAGTGGTTTAGTTCTTGAAGAAGTTAACAGTAACTTAGGTGGTTCAGGTTCTATTATGCAATTAGGGTTTGAAGCAGATATAAATCAAAATCCATTGTCAATACAAAAAATAGATATTTATGTTAAAGCAGGTAAAACAGTTTAGGGATTATTATGTCTGATTATACAAAAGCAACTAACTTTACATTAAAAGACGGATTAAGTACTGGAGATCCAGGTAAGATTATTAAAGGATCAGAAATAGATGCAGAATATACAGCTATTGCATCTGCTGTAACATCTAAGGCTGATCTGAATGGTCCTACGTTTACTGGAACACCGTCAGCACCTACAGCATCTACAGGAACATCTAGCACACAAATAGCTACAACAGCTTTTGTGCAGTCAGCTTTAGTTGGTGCGTATCCTGTTGGTTCTATTTACATGAACGCTACTGTAGCTACTAATCCTGCTACCCTGTTAGGCTTTGGTACTTGGGTAGCGTTTGGAGCAGGTAAAGTACCAGTAGGTATAGATACCGGAGACACTGACTTTGATACTATAGGAGAAACTGGTGGTACTAAAGATGCAATTATACCTACGCATAACCACACAGCTACAACTACTTCAACAGACGCAGGACACCAGCACACTTACACAAGGTATCAAAGACTAGAAGGTGGTACAGGTGGTAGTACTTTTTGGGTAAGCACAAGCACTGCTAATACAGGCGTAGGTTATGCTCAGATAACATCTAGTACAACAGTAGCTGACGAAGGTGAATCAGCAACAGGTAAGAACTTACAACCATACATCGTAGTTTATATGTGGAAGCGTACAGCTTAATTTAAAGAGGACATATTATGTGGCAAGCAGTAGTAGGTAGTGCAGTAGTCGGAGGGCTGATGCAAAACAGGGCAGCCAAGAAACAGGCTGCAGCAATGAACGCACAAGCAGCAGCACAGGTTGAAGCTGCTCGTATAGCTGCTGAAGAACAACGATTTAGACCAGTAGGTATTACTACTAGGTTTGGTTCTGCTACGCCACAGTTTACTGACAACAGATTAACAGGCTATACTTATCAAGGTAGTCCAGAAGTAACTGCTCTTCAGGATCAACTAAGTAGAATATACGGAACAAGTCTTGGTCAAGCTGAACAAGCAGCTACATATCAACCACAGTTTCAACGAGCAGCAGAAGGTTTGTTTGCTTTAGGTCAGCAGGAAATGCCTCAAAGCAGAGAACAGATCATGGCAGAGCAACAGGCTTTGCTACGCCCTTATGATATTGAAGAAGAACAAAGACTAGCTGCTGGTGTGTTTGGTCGTGGTCGAGGAGGACTAAGTGTTGGTGCTGGTGGACAACCAGAGCTACAAGCACTAGCTGAATCACGTAGGCGTAGAGATCAACAACTACTAGCTAACGTAGATCAAGCATACTTAAACAGAGCAGCACTAGGTGCTGGGTTATTTGGTCAAGGTGCTGGACTACTAGGTCAAGGATACACAACACAACAAGCTGCACTAGCTCCATTTACAAGCCAGTTCTCTACTGCTCAAGGATTAGAACAGGCAGCACAACAGCCAATGGATATAGGTACAGCATTAGGACAGCGTGTAACTACAGCCAACACTAACGCAGCTAACACCATGCTTGCAGGACAGTCTGCTGCTGGTAACTTACAGCGACAAGCTGCTACTGCACAGGCACAGCAGATGGCTGGTATGGGTCAAGGTATAGCTAACTTAGGTGCTATGTATGGTATGGGTATGTTTAGCCCTCAGTCTACCACTACTCCTAATCAAGGTATGCAGTTAGGTGTAGATAGACAAACAATGTTTGGTGACTACCTAGCAGCACAATAACAATAAGGATAAATAGTATGTCAAGTATCGCATCTTTGTTTGGTCCTACTGCTGAAGAGATTGTATATGATCGTAATCAACAGGAAAGACTAAGACAACAAGCACAGCTACAACAATCACTTGCTGGTCAAGAAACTCAGGCAGCTAGGGACTTTTATCAATCTGGCTACAACATAGCTATGGGTGTTGGTAAAGGATTAGCTGGTATGTTTGGGTACACAGATCAGATGCAAGACCCACGTATTGCTAAGTCTATTGCTATGCGTAAAGTATTTAGTGATCTTAGTGCTGAGGACTTAAACGATCCTAGTAAGATTGCTATGATATCACAGCTTGCAGATGAGTATGACTTACCTGAGTTAAAGCTATGGTCAGCAGATAGAGAGCGTAAGTTAATTGATGAAGAAGCAGCTAGAAGAGTAGCAGCAGCAAAAGCAGCAAAAAAAGAATATACAAATATTAAAGAATATGCTACTCCAGAGGGTAGAGTATTTAGAGGAGGTCAATTAGGAGATCAATTAATAGAGTTTACTCAAGGAGGAGAACCTAAATTAGCTGAACCAGGCTCTGTTACTTATGTAGCTCCTCAAAAGTCTAGGCAATATCAATACCCATCTCCTGAAGTTTTAAATGCTGCTGAAAGATATTTAAAAGATAAAGGAGTATTAGACGAGTCATGGACATTTGGTGGAACAAACGAAGAAAACGATAAAGCAATTTTTGCGTTTGCTGAAGAAGCAGAAAGACTAAGAAGTGAGAGTTTTGGCGGTGATTTTAAATATGGTACAGCATTTGATTCTATATTTAAAAGAAACAATGCAGAAATAGAATCAGAAAAACAAGAAGAAGAAGAAAGTAAAGTAACAGATCAACCAGGTTGGTCAGTAATAGGCGTAAGATAAATGGCTGAGTATACAGTTCAAGCACCGGACGGAAAGACAATAACTTTACAAGGACCAGAAGGTGCGTCTGAACAAGAAGTTATTGCTAAAGCTCAAGAGTTGTACACAGTAGAAGAGACAACATGGGGTAGGGAGTTTGGTTATAACTTTAATAAGAGCATGTCTGATTTAAATAGTGCTACTATTATAGCAGAAGCCTACATGCCTTTGGGTAACATTTATGGTGAGGATGGTTTTCGTTACTATTCACCTGAAGAGTTGTATGGTAAAGAGTTTATGGACAGTGACTTTGATACCAGAAGGCAAATGCTTGTTGATAGAAACAATAAGCAATTAACAGAAGAATATGCTGACGTTATTGCATCAGACAAAGCTCATGGAGGTTCTGCATCTGCTAGAGTATTAGGAACTTTGACAGGTGCGGTAGCTAGTCCAACATCTCTTGCTCCTGTAGGTGCTGGTTATAAAGGAATAGCTGCTATGTCTGGATTACTCGGTGCTGAGTATAGTGCGCTACAGCAATTTGCAACTAAAGGAGAAATAGATACAGGAGAGGTTGTAAAGACTGCTGCTGTTTCTGCTGTTGCTGCCCCTGCTCTTATGTTTGCAGGAAGAAAAGGTATTGAAGCAGTCAAGAAAACTTATACTCCCGATGTAGGCACAGCTAATAAAACTATGGATGTAGTAGATCAGGCTTATGGTAGCGCTGCTGCTGCAGGTAAATCAAAATTAGACGGGTCATTTGATGCGCACGTTAAAGAGTTGACTGGACTATCTCCTGAAGATATAGCTAAAGTAGGACAGGTAGCAGGTAGAGAACCTGTATATGTTACTGGTACTGCTGGTAAACTTGCAGAAGATGTAGCTGCTTTAGGTACTGATGTTGTAGCACGTATAACAAAACCTGGTATTAATGCGTTTATATCTACAGTAAGTAGGACACTAGGTAAAATATCTCCAAAGATTCAATTAGCTTTTAGAGAGTTAGATAAGTTTGAAACACAGATGTTAAAAAGTAAATCTGATCTTATCAAACCTTTCGCAAAAATGTATAAAAGTATGTCGGCTGACTCTAAACAGTTAGCAAAAAGATATTTAGCTAACGGTGATTTTATACAAGCTAGAAATTTATTTAAAAAGATAGACCCTAATGGTGGTAAATACTTTGATGATGTAGAAAAAATGTTAAACAAAACATTTAAAGAATTAAAAGATTCTAAGTTTAGAATAAGTAAAGTTATAAATTATTTTCCTAGATCAATAAAAGATTTAGACGGTTTAAGAGCTTCTTTAGGTAGAGAACAAAAAGATGCTATTGAAAAATTAATAGATATTAGAAAAAAAGAACTAAGCACTAAAGAAAAAAAAGTAACTGAGTTAAGTCAAGCTGAAGAAGATACTGTTATTAACAACTATCTTAGAGGTTTAACTAGGGATGGAGTAGGAGGTGCTTGGAAAAAGAATAGGACTTTAGCTAGATTAGATGATAACTTGTTACAATTTTATGATGATCCGTTAGATGCTTTAACTAAATACACACGATCTACTACTAACAATCTTTCTAGGTATAAATTTTTTAACGGAGTTAAAGATAAAAATTCAAGAGGATCTGCTGTAACTGAAGGAGAGTTGTTAGATGTAGAAGGTTCTATAGGTTCTTTAGTTAACACGTTAAAAGGTACTGTAGCAGACTCAGACTTACGATTACTTAGGGAAGCTGTTCAAGCTAGGCTTATTGATGGCACTAAGTCAGGACATAAAGCAAGTCAAGTATTAAAAAACTTAGGTTATATAACTACTCTTGCTAATCCTCTTTCTGCCTTAGTTCAGTTAGGTGATCTTCCTATGTCAATAAGAGTTAACGGTTTAAGAAACTCGCTTGCTGCTTTAGTTGGTAGGAAAAAAGTATCGATGGAAAGTTTTGGTTTAGAAAAAGCACTTGCTGAATTAAATACACCAGAAAAACTATCGGGTGCATTGGATGCTCTGTTTAGTGTTTCTTTGTTTAAAGCTGTAGATAGACTAGGTAAGAATACTTTTTTAAATGCTTCTCTAAAAAAAGGAATGAAGTTATCTAAGTCAGACAAAGGAATTAAAAAACTAAAAGAAAAATATGGAGATGCTTACGGAGATAGGTTTAATAATTTAGTTGATGATTTAAAAGCAGGTAACATGAGCGAAGATGTTAAGCTATATCTATGGAGTGAGTTAGCTGATGTACAGCCTATAGGTTTATCTGAGTATCCTTTAAAGTATCTTCAAAATCCTAACGGAAGGATGTTCTATTCTTTAAAATCATACGCAATAAAACAACTAGACTTTGTAAGAAACACTGTCTTTGATGAGTTTAATAAAGGTAACTACGCTAAAGCAGGTAAGAACGCTGTGTTATATGCAGCTTTAATACCTACAGGTAACACTGCAGTTGGTGTAGCAAAGGATGCTTTGCTACAAAGACCTATGGATTTACCTGAAGAATTGCAAGAAAGATATGCTGAAAATTTCTTTAAGGTGTTTGGTGGTTCTACATATTTAGCTAGAAAAGCAGGTAAAGGTAAGATATTTGAATCTGCTGCTGATGTTGTTCTACCTCCTTTAGATTACATAGACCACGTGTACAATGTAGTTCAAACAACAGCAGTTAAAGCAGCAGGTGAAAAAGCAGAGTATGATCCTAAAATACTTAACAGTATGCCTGTAGCTGGTAGGTTTATGTATAACTTTTTTGGTGGTGGATTAGAAAAGTATGTAGAAACTAAAAGAAAAGAAGAACTTAAAGATATTAGAGAAAGATTTTACGGAGATTAGACATGGCAGATAACGCATTTAAAAACTTTTTAAAGAAATTTAAAGTAGGCGAGAAAAGTAAATACCAGTTAGAACGAGAAGCTAACCCTGGAATGAAGCACTTTGGTACTCGTGGTGGTCCTGAGTATGCTGACATCAAAGAGCAAGAAAGAATAAACCGTGAGGCTGGTGTAACTCTTAGAAGGTTTGATGGTAAACTTAAATCAGGTGAGAAGTTAAAAAACATTTATGGAATTACTTATGTTGTTCCCGCTCCTTCTGATGCACCTGTTGATTCTGCTCCTCCTGTTGATTATAGAATACCAGGTCTGCAAGATGGTTCAATAACGCAAGGCATGTTTAGTCCGATAGAAGATAACCAGCAATCAATGTTTGGTGATTACCTCGCGGCACAACAAAGAACTGAACCGGAGAGAACTACTGATATTATAGCTGACGAGTTAGCTAAGATAACAGGAACAGGACCGTACGAATATGCTCAAAGTCCTAGACCTGCTGGTTTACTAGGTTATGGTGGCTATAGTCAAGGACAGACTATGGAGATACCTGACAATGTTTACCCTCAAAGTGATCCGTTTAAGCAGCCTTTTGGTTTTGGTTTTTTATCTCCAGATAATATGACTGAAGCAAGAGCAGAGATAGAACAAAGAAACCAAGAGAACAGAGATGCTACTGCTGCAAGAGGTGAGGAGTTAAGACGGCAGTATCTTAACCGAGATAACAAGAGAAAAGGTCCGTCTAGTTTTTCTTCTTCTAGTTTTAATCAAAGAAAAGCTAAAGAAAACACTACAAACTATGGTGCGTTTGGTGATTTACTTGCAAAGCCTGAGACAGAAGTGATAAACTTTGATGCGTTTGGCACTCCTATATTACAACCTGAAACAGAAGTAGCAATGTCACAGAACTTTGATGCGTTTGGTACTCCTATTTCACAACCTGAACAAAGAGTTTCAATGATAGATATAACACCTGAAGAAGCAGCCCAAGGAAAAACGGCTCCTTATGTTTATTCACAAGAACAAACTTTACCTATCAATGTTAATGCTCCTGTTGAGTTTGACTATGAAGAGAAAGTCCCTGTTAACTACGATGAGTTTGGTAATGTTATAACCGAACCACAAATGAGTGTCGCAAGTAGTGCTAGAATAGTAGAACCTCCTGTTTTTTCAGACACGCTTGTAAATTTTGTCAAAAATCAAGAAGGATTTAGGGCTGAGAAATATGTAGACGGAGATAAAAACGCTATCGGTTATGGACATAACCTTACTCCTGAAGAGGCTAAGACAAATACAGTTTATGGACATGATGTGTCTAAACCTATAACAGAAGAAATAGCTCAAGATATTTTATTAAAAGATTTAGCATCTAAAAGAAAATCTTTAAACTCTGCTATAAAAAAGAAATACAAAGATATAAGTTTAGAAGAACTACCTCTTAAATCACAAGAGATGCTTATTGATTTTCAGTTTAACTTAGGAGATGCGATAGGAAAGTTTCCTAAGTTTACAGATGCAGTTATAAAAGGTGATATAAAAACGGCTAAGAAAGAATATAAAAGATATTTTGGTAAGAAAAAAATACCTCTAACAAAAAGAAACACAGACTTTTATAATACTTACTTGAGGTAGTAATGGAGCAGTTCATCATCAACTTTTGGGAGATCATATCTGGTCTCCTTATCGTAGTGTTCCTAGCAATAACTTGGAAGGCAGAAATTGGGGCACGCATCTCAGTGTTAGAAGAGAAAGTACGTGCCCTGTTTGAACTAATTAATAATAAGAAGGATTAAATCTCACACACTCCTGCTGTACAAGCCAGTGTCTGTACTCCCTCCACATTGTCATCAACCTCGATGAGACTGTCCCACTCAATACTCTTAGGCATCTTGTGCAACAGTTCTTTATACTCCTCCTCACTGCACTCTTCATAGGGTGCTTGTTTGTATGTCCCACCATCGTAGGGCAAGAAGCTAACACCACTAACGTCATCGAAGTTCTTCCAAATCCATGAGCCTACCTCAACCCACTCATGCTCCTCAACAGAGATAGTGACTGAAGGCTTATGCTCACACCAGTGCTTCTGATACATCAACCACAAGTCTAAG